TATAGTAGCCGGTGCTGGTGGCTGCGCTACGGTCGCCGGTGTTGGTGGCTGCGCTACAGTTGCCGGTGTTGGTGGCTGCGCTATAGTAGCCGGTGCTGGTGGCTGCGCTACGGTCGCCGGTCTGATTTTTGCTGCTCTCTGCTTTTTCTTTTATGTACTCAACCGCAGCTTTTACGATGCCTGCAATTCCGATCTCCGCCCGGAGCTTTATTTTCGTTCCGGCTCGCTTACTGTCGTCACTTTCTTCGTCCGTCACACCGTCAAGATCGGCCTCGAAAAACCGGCTATCGGCTGGAGCGTAATGGGCGAATACATCAAGCGGATATTCACAGCCGTGGAATCCTTTTTCGCAGAGCTTGGCTTCTGCTTCTTCATATTCCTTGCCGATTTCGAATTGGAAATCACGGCACTTCATGTCCTTATCTGTACCTTTGTATACGAGCACTTGACATTCCTCCTTTAATCCTGTATAGTTGTGGTGGTGGTTGGGTCTCCGTCTCTGACGGGGGCCTTTCTTTTTTTGTATTCCTCCTGCTGGCGGCGGATACAGCGCAGAACCCATGCTGTGAAGTTGCAGTAACCCATTTCGATAAGCTGCTGACGGAACTCCGCCATATTCACATAACCCAAAGGAATACGCACAGACAGCTTATAGTTTGCTTCCCGCTTCCTGCCGGGCTTGTCCGCTATCAGCGCTTCCGCTTCGGCAGTACGCCGGATGCCATAATACTCCGGCCGTTTGCACATACTGTCCAGCGGCTTGGTGTAACCGGGGAACTTCTCCCGGATAACTGCTATCCTCTCATTCTGCTCCATAGCCTTACCTCACCAGCAGCAGAAGCGCCGCTACTGCGAAGATGGTTCCCATTCCGAGGACTACGGCCAAGGCTTCCTGCAGCCACTCCTTTTTACTCATCTTCCTGTACCTCCTTTTGCGGAAGCTCCGGTAGGAATGCCCACCACTGGACTTCGATAGCGGTCTCCACATGATCTCCGCTGACATTGAACACCTGATGCTTGGTGCTGAATGGCAAGGTAGCGTATCTTCCCTGCATTGTCTGGCACAGGTAATGCCCGTCCTTGCTGGGTACGATCTCATCCGAGTTAAACCACCGGATAAAGGTGTTTGTTGTTGCTTCCATGTTGTTCCTCCTTCTTTTCCACCCCGTTTGGCGGGAAAAACTTCTTGACATCTTTTATTGGAATAAATAATGCATCGCAGACCTTATAGACTTCCTCCAATGTCCACGGGGTCTTGCAAATCATTCTGTCGCTGATCTGCTGGCGGCTCATACCGGTGCGCTTCCCAAGGCTTGTCTGGTCGTGGCCAAGTTCCAGCATCAGCGCTCGCAGTTTGCGGTATGTATCAACCTTCCTTGACATTGCTATCCCTCCCTTCATGTGGTAAACTATGGTTGAGGTGATATTATGAGCGAAAAACTTGATGTTTCGTATTCTTTGACCGAAGAAGAAAAGAGAATATTTCGCAAATTCAAGCGAAGCAACAGCGCCAGATTGAATAAGGCTGAATTTCAAACTATGCTCCGGTCAAAGCTGGTAGATGGCGGTTTCGGCGGCGAATACTACTGGTTTAGCAATGGCTCCTTTGATGAGGGAGTTGCTTGCCTATCGGAAAACGGTTTGCGCGTTAAAGCCGCCATGCAGGCCGAGAAGAAGTTAAGCGTCCGGTATTGGATTACAACAGGGGTTGCAATCGCCGGTTTTCTTCTCGCCGTCCTGTCTCTCCTCATGCAACATGGGATAATATCACTACTGCCGCTATGATGATGGAGAGAACACCGCACACAACCGTGATAATCTGCGGTGGCCTGGTCTTAAATAGGTATGCTTTCCAGCTGGTATCGCCGTAGACCTCGATAAGGTATTTTTCAAATTCATCGTTTCTCATGTCATGCCAGTCTTTCATTGTCCTCCTCCCTTTCCTTAATAAGCTCGTCCAGCGCGGCCATGAATCGCTGTTCTGCTCCCTTTGGGCTACAGTGCCCATTAAGGACCATGCTCAACCACTTTGTGGAGCATCCGATTTTTGCTGCAAGTTCTTGTGACGACACTCTGTTGTTGTGCATTTTACCAACCAGCTCACCTGTCCATTGTGCAGGCATCCAAAATTTCCTCCTTTCTATTCAAAATGTTGAAGTTTTTTTACCTTTATGGTAGAATGAATTTGCAGAACAAGTCCACCACAGGCAAAAACGAAATTCACCTTTGTGAGTTTCTATTCCTAGTATAATTCAAATTGTTGAATTATGCAAGCATTAGAATTCACAAATTTGAATTTTTGTTGTAATGCACAAAAAGGAGTGTATTGTTTGTGTTTTATGACAAGTATTGTGAACTATGCAAAAGGAACGGGATTTCCCCAACAAAGGCGGCAGCAGAGATCGGCCTTGGTATGGGGACTCCAACCGCATGGAAAAAACGAGGGACTTATCCCAACCCGGCACAGGCGAAAAAGGTAGCAAACTATTTTAATGTTTCTATAGATTGGTTGATGGACAATGAAATAGAAAAACAGCCCACCGAAGGTGAGCTGTCCGGTATTCGGAAAGACCTTATGGATTTCGCAGATACTTTGACAGATGAGAAAATTGAGAAATATCTTCGTCTAATGAAAACTTTAGAATCCGAAGATATTTAACAAGCTGCTCGTCAGACATCCGTTCCACCGCCTTTTTGAATTCCTCCTTTTTCTCCATTGGTGTTCCTCCTCTTTTGTCGATTATTGTCAAATAAAAATCCTTCCAAATTCAGCATGTATTTGGTACAATTCAATTGTAACAAATTGCATTGCCAATATGTACTGACAAATGTTGCGGTTTCGGCGCAAAAACTGTCATGTTTTTCGGACAAAAGTGTCCGGTAACAAAAAACAGGAGATGAGTTTGTGAATTCAGACGAAGAAAGGAATTGGGATAACTTTTTATTGGAGGTAGCCACAAAACGGCAGGAGCATGGAATGACCCACAAGGATTTGGCCGACAATGCCGGGACAGTTGAGAGGACGATCTCCCGGCTGCTTTCGGAGCCGACCAAGAATCCGAGCCTTTTTCTCGTTGCTTCCATCTGCCAAGCGCTGCACATATCTCTCGACAAGCATTTTGTGAAGGAAGTCTACAACAAAGCCGACAGCCAGAACAGCGAAGAAATGATAGAGGTTCTGAAAGAGCAGGTGCGCCAGCGCAGGAAGCTGTCCAAAACACTCTTCGCAGTTATTTTTGTCCTGCTGGCGATGATGATTTTATACCTCGTCCTAATCGATGCAAATAACCTTAACTACGGTTTAATTCGGGATTAAGAACAGATGTTCTTTCCAAATATAATCGTACACCGTAAAGTGTACAATAATCAGTACTGGAGGAGACGACTATGGAGGAAATGGAGAAAACAACACCAGAGATCAAGCCAAAGAAGAAAAAAACGATGGTAACAGCAATAATCCTAATTGTTATTGTCATTGCAATCATCGGAGCGCTTGCCGGTGGAGAAAAGGACAAAGACAAACAAGACAACCAGCAAAACCAGCAGCAACAGCAAGAGGATCAAAACAGTGATGTTGATATGTCTGTTATTGCAGCGTCCCTAAAAGCTATTCTCGATAAGAATTCAGACGGAACATCGGTTGAATATGATGTCGACTATGACGATGACAGCATTACGATTTATGTAAAATCCGATGGCGCTGCTGCTGAAATTGCTAAAGCAAAAGCATCTGGCTATGATGATACATATGAGCCATGGGTAAAAATGCGTGATAGCATGGTCACTCTTTGCAATTCCGCCGTCGACGCTGTAGAAGCGTTTGGAGCGACCGGGAAATATGTGACAGTCACGGTAGTCAACGATGCCAACGAGGACAACACCCTCTTGACGATTATGAACGGTGTGGTTGTATATGATGTAATGGCAGAAAAATAAAAAAACACCGCCCCCGGCAACGAGGGCGGTTGTCTATCAGGAGGGGGAAAATGAAAGAAAGGACAAATACGGCAAAGTGGCTTGAGAAGCAGAACCGCTGGCAGATCGCCGTCCAGAAAGATGGCGTAAGAAAAACATTTACAAGCAGTCGGCCGGGAAGGGAAGGGCAGAGGGAAGCGAACCGAAAAGCAGATGACTGGCTGGCATCAGGCATCTGCGGGACGAAGCTGCACCTATCGGAGCTGCACGAAAGTTATATGGAGCAGCTTAAAATTCGGACTTCGCAATCGAATTGGCGACCGCAGGAAAGCCGCTGGAAAACATGGATTGACCCAAGGATAGGCCACCTAAAGGCAGATGCACTTTGCGATGGGATTTTGCAAAAGGTTATCGACTACGCCTACAGTAACGGGAAATTGTCGAAGAAGTATCTTCAAAGCATCCGTGCCGACATGGTTTCTTTCTGCAAATATCTGCGGAAAATGAAAGTAACCGGCTTTGTCCCGGAGGACATAACAATTCCAAAGGGAGCCCCCGTTGGCGTTCGCAACATTTTGCAGCCGGAGGACATTGTAACACTTTTCTCCGTTGATAAGACAATCTACAAGGGTAAATCGGTAAAAGATCCATATATAAATGCTTATCGCCTTGAGGTTTTGACCGGCCTGCGACCGGGGGAATTGCGTGGCATCATGCGGAACGATTTCAAACAGGGCAGATTGGAAGTAAGACGGTCGATAAACGAGGACAACGAAATCACTACAGGCAAAAATGAAAATGCGATACGCAGCGTTTATTTGGGCGAAATTGCAGAAGCAATTGTAAAAGACCAAGCATCCAAGTCAAACGGCCTGTATCTGTTCCAAATGCCGACAACGGAAACCTATCGGAAGTTTTTCCAAAGATATTGCAAAGCAAACGGAATTCCGAAAACGACACCATACGAGCTGCGCCATACTTTCGTTTCTCTCGCCCAGTCCCTCCCGGAGGGATGGGTAAAGCAATTGGTCGGCCACTCAAAGTGTATGGATACATTCGGTGTTTATGGGCACGCAGTTTCCGGCATGGATCGCCAAATAACCAACGCACTTGATGGCGTGTTTACATCAATTCTTGGTCAGCAGGAAAAAAAGTGAGTTATTTTGTGAGTTTTTTTGCAAAAGAAAAAAGCCAGTAACCCGCATGGTTACTGGCTTTCTCGTTGGTGCGGAAGATGGGACTTGAACCCACACGCAAAATTATGTTATTGCCGTAAAGTGTAGGAATCAAGCGGTTTTTCCGACTTTCATTCCGCTGAAAAAAGCATGAAAAACTCACTTTCGGAACAAAAGTGAGTTGCAAAGTGAGTTATTTTGCCACCGTATCGTACTGTTCGATGGCGGCTAAAATTCTCCCACGCAGCGCCTGCGCGCTGGCGTGTTCGGTTCTGTACTTCTCTTTGATTTCTTCCAGCTCGGCGACCAGCTTATAATAATCGCTCGGCACCTGCGTATCGTCATTGAGATACTGCCGCACCAACGCCAAAAACGCGCTCCAGTGCGGTCTGATATAGACAGGGCAATCTTTCCTTGCGTACCAGTCATGGTGCTGATAGACGGCGTTCTCGTCCAAGCCATGCCGTTTTAGAATAGCAGCGCAAAGTCTTGCACCGTTATCTTCGGCAATCCGATTGTACTCGGCGTCAGTGCCGTCCATGATGATCTCGATGGCGATAGTAGTGCTGTTGCCTGGGCCGTAGTTTCCATCAGCTGCGTGCCAGCCAACCTCGCTTTCGTCAAGGTTCTGCCATGCTTCGTTCTCGTCCACATAGTAGTGGACACGGACAGACCCCATGTTGCAGTTGGGATAAGTTGCGCGGGTGTACTGCTCCGCCATTGTGGTACCGCTGGGGACTTTAATCCGGCCAGTATTGTGAATAGTCACACCGTTAATGGCGGATAACGCCCGGTTTGCCTTGTACTGCGTACCTTTGCGGTATGTATAACCGGCCTCGGTATAGTCTCGGTTCCATACGGCGCTATCAGGAATAAGCTTTTCACAGATTTTTACGCCGTTATCATAGCGTACATTGTCGGGAGAGAGGAAAGCCATTAGGCTTCCCCCTTTCCTTCGGCATCCAAAATAGCCGCATCAGTGTGTTTGACCATGCCGGTGGTGGCTGCGTCATATGTACCATTAGCAGCCAAAGCGACAATAACAGCGTTCAGCAGGCACAGCACCACGCCCTGTACTGTCAGAGCAGAGCCGTTAAAGGCTTCGGCTCCGATGAGGATGGCCACAGAGATGATGTAAGCAAGCAACTGGGTGTTGATGTTCTTGAGGGGGGTCTGCTTGAGGAACTGGGTAATGATTGTGACCATCATTACAGCGCCTGCGTAAGTACCAAGGGTTGTCCAGGTTACAAATTCGTTCATTTTATGTCCTCCTTAAAGGAATTTGAGTTCGCCACGAATACAGCGGTCGTGGACGCTCTTAATGTTGCGGATCGCTGCATCCGCTTTGGAATTGATGTAGACATCTTCGTGCTCCACACAGTACTCTGTGTAGTTGTCGATATCCTCCAGCACATTGTTGAAGGATTCTTCGCTGTGGTTCACCCCACGGCGCAGCTCGTCCGAAAAGCGCAGGATGCGGATGCGGCACATATCTGTCCGGTAGCGTTCGTCAGAATCAATATGCTGTTGCAGCTTATTGTCCAAGGCTGCCATACCGGAGATAATCTGATCCTGCTTGTCCTGCTTGCGGTCAATACGATGCAGCAGCCAGCTAATGACGGTAGCCAATGCGCCGGAGCCGAGGAGGGCCAGTGCAATTTCCATCGGTTATACCTCCTCGAAATAATGTCCGATAAGCTCATGCGGGAGGTACTGCAGGATAATGGTGCCCGTTTCACTTCCACGCTTGCAGAGGTATGTTTTGCCGTCCTCCGGGTCAAGGTAGTACTTACCGTATTCATATTCCATACCTCGACTTGCAGGAATGGGGTCATCAATAGAACCGGCATGTCCAGTGTTAATTGCTGTCCACAGAGCAGGAACCTTACTCGGCTCCCAACCAGCCTGCGATGTGTGCGCCTGGATGCATTTATATAGCTTGTCAGCTTCTCTGCGTCTGTCGCCAACAACATATGCAACATCAGCTTCCCAAGGCAGGAACAGCATAAGGTTCTTTACAGCTTTATCATCAGGGAGGTTGCCGCAAACATTATCCATGCTCGTCCTAATCTGTTCTGCCTGTTTCTGAATATCATCACGCATCTTCTGTCACCTCCTTTTCTTCGGTTTCTACGCCAAGGGTTTGAAGAGCTGCTTTCAGCTGTTCCAGCTCTGCTTCCTGCTTTGCTTTTACTTCTTTGGCTTTTTCTGTGTAATAGCCCATTAGTTCACCCCCATAATGTTAAGAGCATTAAGTGTATCAAGGATATAACTTTCGCCAGAAAGTGTTTTCCACTGATTTGTAGTTGTATCGTAAATATAAGCATTTGTGAGTTGAGCGATGTTGTTTGAATCTCCGATGTAAGCATTTCGTAAGTAGGCTTCAAATTCGGATTTTTGACCTTTTACGACTGTGAATGGATTGTCAAAACCAAAGTCTGCTTGTAGAAATAAATGATTTTGTTGCAAAACAGTCGATTGTGTAAATGTTTCTACTGAAGAAACTCCAGAACCACCAAGAAGATAAAATTTATCACCAACAAATCCACAGCAAGCTGATACTCTACTTGCGTGCAATTCAGACTCAAGCACGTCAACGGCCAAGTTATCTAAATTTACACGAATTATCTTTTTTTGATACTGAGTAGAATCTATATTTCCAAAGATATATGCATAGCTACCGATTCTACAGCACCTATTTGCTTGGTTCACCATATAAGGTAGTACATTGTTATTCTGAGTATATTCTTGTGTATCGACATCAAATGTCTGTATAGACTTCCGTGGGTCAAATGAGACTCTTGTTGTGCCTCCAAATACATAAACTTTGCTTCCTACTGCAACACAAGCTGCATTATAGGTTCCTTGAGCTTGTACTGGCATATTCCCATGATAAGTAAATTTTTCTGTTGTTACATCGAAAACTGATACAGTAGCAGAGTTTATACTTCCAACATATGAACCAACAAGAAATATTTTATTGCCACTAACACAGCCACTTGAAAAATAGTATACTTGCGTACCGGGAAAGGGATAAGAAACATTTCTTAGTGTAGTTTTTTCTCCTGTTTCCAAATCAAACTTATCTACATACTCGGAATCTGCTCCAACATTATGATTAAAAGTATATATGTATTTGCCAACAGTAAATGCGAGTACATAATATTGGTAAACCAGGTCTGAATAAAAAGTCGTTTTTTCTCCCGTTGTTACATCATATCTATATATATCATTTTGCTGGCTACCTGTATATGGACAAACAGAATAAATATAATTACCGTATGAACACATTTGCGGGTAGTCATTTCTAAGCTGAGAAAAACCAACTGTCCAATTCTTTGTCTCCGTGTATTCATTTCCATAATTCAAAACAGGACTGCATTTCACGAAGTCTGGCTTACTTACCAACGGAACCCATAGTTTGCTTGTATCTACGGGAGGGGTGGAACCAAAGTCAATGTTCAAATCAGCTCCACCACCACCCAATGTAATAGGATTTCCTAAAATACTCATATTCACCCTTTCCGGGGTGAGTATTTAGTTCACCCCTAATATATTTAGTGCGTTCTGCATATCCGCTACATAGCTTTCACCCGAAAGAGATTTCCATTTGAGGTCTTTGCTGTCGTAGAGGTATGCGTTTGTTAATTGTGCTATGTTGTTGCTGTCACCAAGGTAGGCATTGATCACCTTAACCTTAAAGTCTGTGTCTTTGGATTTAAGCGCCGTCCACAGTCCATCGTAGCCATAGTCTTCTTGCAAGAACAGGTGGTTGTTAGTAAGGGGAGTTTCAACGACAAATTTCGCTGTATATGGAACTTTTGCAACCATATAACTCCCACTTTTCGATGCATTATTAGGAGCGCATATTATATACTTTGCTTCGTTTATTTTATAAAATAATGCCCATATACTAACTTGCGGAAGAACAGTAGAAAGCTGCGTAAATTGATTTGTAGCTGTGTCAAATTTATAAATAGTATTTATTTGCGAATCGGGAATGTCATTATTAAAATCTGTTGAAGAGCCACCAAAACAATAAATGTATCTGCCATAAGATATGCAGGTCATCCCAGCAACATTAACAGGATATGTTGTTACAGATACACATGTATCATTTGAAATATCATAAGCATACACACCATTTTTAGGAGAATATTGTTGTGCTCCTCCCATTATGTATATCTTCGAACCAACAACACATGTCGTAAACATCTTTCCCGGTATTGGAATTTTTGCATTTGATATCAATGCAGAGTTCGTATTTAAGTCAACTATTTTAATTGAGTTGGTTGTGTTAGCGTAAGATATGCGTATTCCACCAAACAGGTACAATTTATTATTGGCGTATTCCATCGCCATATAGTTAATTTCTGAAGCGCCTAACGAAGAGTCGAAAGGCAGAGAACAAATTTTTTCTGCTGTTTTTGTAGTTAAATTGCTTTTAATTATAGAATTACTATAACCCGTTCCCGAAATTGATGTGGAATTTATCGCACAATAAACAATGTTCCCGTGTTGACAAAAAGAATAGTGGCCTGCGTTTGATGAAGACCCATCGTGACCTAAAACAGAATTCATTGTTACTTGGTCAACAACATTCGTTTCAATATTCAATCTTTTTAATGCTGTACCGGAATACCCCCAATACAAATAATTTTCATACTGAAATGAAGAAGACCAGCTGCCACGTGCGCTTGCAAATTCATTGCCAGTTCCAATCTCAGAATAATTACTTAAATACTCACTTCCAAATGCCAATTCTGGCTTACACTCAACAGCATCAGGCTTCTTCTCCAAAGGTACCCATAGTTTTGTTGTATCAGTTGGAGGGGTAGAACCGTAATCAATGTTGAGTTTTACCCCCCCGTTGGTAATAATTGGGTTGCCATAGATGATGCTCATGCGGTTACCTCCGTTATTGTTACCTGTACCGCCATATCCGCATTGGGCTTTTCGCCCATTGCTTTGGCGGTAAGGGTACCATTGTTGTTCTCAATCCAAAGGGCAGATGTGCCGCTGTCTATGATAACGCCAAGAGCGGTTGCGTCCATCTGGATATCCACCTTGCTATTGGCAGTAGTCCCAAGGCCGGTTACCGTCTGGCTGTAGGGGCTTTCGGAGCCGAGCCAAGATGCCGCAGGAAGCGAAAGCTGCTTAATAACAACCGCCCGGTTTATCTTGTACTCCATCTTTCCGATGGCCTGCGTTACCGTATCTGTTGTGGTTACATTCTGCCGGGAGGTTGCCTGCTTGTAGCCGGGGATTTTGATTTGGCTGCCGGTGTAATCGCCGGTTTGCGGTGTCACCGCTCCGGTGCGGCCGTTAAAGCTCGCAACAGTACCGGGGCTGATGGTGTGCGCTACATACTGCAAATCGGAGATCATTGTGGGCTGGGCTGTGTAAGTGGCTATCGGCAGCTGGTACACAGTACCGCTTGCATTGATATCTTCCTGCACCAGCGCCGGAAGCGGGTCTTGCGCCTGTGTCACAAAAGAAATCGGTGCTTCGGTGTTTGCCATGTCAATTTGGATAATCAATCGACCGGGGACGGAGCCGCTGGTCGGGAGCGTCGCATTGATCGTTTGGGCTTCCACAACAAAGTTTCGGCCGAGAATTATACCACGGCCATCGGAAACATTTATGATGTTACCGCCCTGTGTAGTTACCTCAACGCCCGTAAAGATGCCGCTGTCGTTGATAATGTGGTTGTACAGATACGCATCATCCGTTGGAGTTACGATAGATGCGTTATACTGGAGCAGCGTTATCATGCGTTTGCCCTCCTTTCAAGGATCAAAATTTTGGTAAGGTCGGCACGGACAACGCCGAAGGTCATTTTTGTAACATCCTGCGACCTTGCATAGCCGGTAAGAATAGATTTGTAACTACTGTCGCCATCAATGACCAAAACCTCTGTGCCGATGGCCATCGAGGTATCAAGTACGCCACAATCGTTTCGGGCAGTCAGCTCGATCATGTTGTCATACTTTTGCGGGCTTAACGCTTCGTAAGCCTTTTTGTATGCAGCAGATTCAAAATTGATATCCGTTTCCAAAAACTGCGCCGCAAAAAACACGGGTGTAATTCTATCCGTGTTGTTTGTATCAACCTTCCCGTTGGGATGCAGATAGTAGGTTATGTGTTGCGATTCATCGGCCTTGTTGTAGATGGTCACCTTGTTCAGCTGGCCTGTGCTGTCGCCGATGATGATGTTTTTGTCAACGATAGCCTGTAGGTTTGTTTCTATGACAGCAGTCTCGCTGACCTTTCCGACCTTAACAGAAATCGTCTTTTTCTGCGGGTCAAAGCTCATGTTGACCGCCACGCCGTAAGCCGTCAGCGATTTCGTGATGATTTCGTAAAAGCTGTGGATGTTGTCCTTTAGGTTGAGTGCCCCGGTCGTTTCGGAGGTCGTTTCCACCGTCATACCGGATATGTTTTGCAAGGCATCGCCGGAAGAAACAAAGTTATCTCGGATGATTGAAGCAATAAAAGGCTCGATCTTTGCAGAGGTCGTGCGGTCGAAATATACCTCTGCGTCAAAAAGCGACATAAGAGGCTGCGCCGATATCGTTACGCCCGTTTTATCTGTTTCCACATCGTCAACGATCCCCTGATAAGCTACATTCCCGTTTTGGTCTGTAACGCTTATAAAGTCGCCCTTTTTAGCATCCAGTTTTACGGCCCGGAGAGTGGTCTTTTCTATGGTCAAGTAGTCAAACTGGATCTCCGGGCTTTCAATCGGAGCAAAGCATCTGAATGCGAAATCTCTTGCGAATACTTCGCACTTAAACAGAGTATGCAAGTTTCTCCACCTCCACATATGCTACGATATCCGATGTTCCGTCGTGCGAAAATGTCAAAGTGCTTTCTCCCGGCGGAGCATAGATAAATCTTCCGGTCGAAAAGTCGCTGGACTGGTACAGGTTTTGGATGTATGTCCCGTCGAGCGCATACTCTGCGATCTCCATTGTTGCAGGGTCAGCATCAACAACGAGTTTGTGTCCGTCAGGGATTGTTGCGGTTACTTTTCCGACCGCTACACGGGTACCGGCCTTGATAAGCGCCCAAGCAGGATTGACGACCGGGCCGAAGATTTGCAGCTTGCACGGTGATGCCAAATCCCCGTTTCTTATTTTTGCAGTTCCTGTTGCTGTTTCTGCGTAATAATAAGGATAAGTATAGCTATACCTTTTAATCCCTTGGTCTGGCGCTTGACTTTGCGTTACCTTAACAGCTTCATGCCAAGTCCCGAAGCAGAGGAATGTAATCGGTACCGCCAAATAGCCGGATTTCAGCTCCGACTTATCCGCAGACTGCACTTCGCACTTGATTTTGTACCATGTGTCCAGCGGGGAATACATCAGGTAAAGCGGGCCTTTTGTCACGAACGAAATAAACGCCTGATACCGGGAATAGTCGAAGAATATCATTTCGCCTGTCACGGCATACTGGTTAAGGAATTCATCCGATACCAGCCATGCGCTTCCGGCTTGGATGGTGGAGTAGGTTTTGCCAAAGCCTAATCCACCCGGCGCATTGAAGTACGCCGTTTTGTCCATCAAATCCCATTCGGCGCCGACACCGTTCTTGAGCTTAAATTTTCTCATCAGTAAGCCCTCCCAAGCGCACGGTTGACCGCCTGTACCAAGTTCCTTGCGGCAGCTTCACCGGCTGCGTTATCGTAGCCGTTAAATGTGTTGTTCATCTCGATGGTGATGCCGCCACGGTCGTTTCCGTTCAGTGGCATAACATGGGCACGGCCACCGGCCATGGTAAGCAGCTCCGGCCCGGCTTCGCCGACGATGGCGCTGCCGGAGGACAAAACTCCGCCCTTGGCAAGATAAGCAATTTTTCCGATGGTCGGAATATTAAATCCGAGGGACTTACCGCCCAAAACAGGAACCCAATCCGGAACATCAAAGTGAATGCTGTTAAGGCCGTTTATCATCCAGTTAATGGCGTCAATAACCATGTTGATAAGGCCGATGATTCCATTAAGAGGAGCCTTTGCAATCGCCACAAGGGCTGTAAAGATGCCCTTAAAGATTTCCTGAACACCTGTCCATGCTCTTTCCCAGTCCCCCGTGAATACGCCACGAATAAAATCGATAATACCGTCAAAAACGGCCTTTATGGAATCCCAAACGGATTTTACTGTTGCGAAGAAGAAATTTAAGATTTCCCCCAATACTCCAAACGATTCCGACCAATCCGTCGTAAATACGCCCTGCAAGAAATCATCCACACGCTGGAGAATGGCTTGTATCTCGTCTCCACTTGTTGCAATCCAAGCAACAAGTCCTACAATGGCCGCTATGAGCAGCACGATAGGATTTGCGATTATGAAATTTATGGCCGTTATCAGCGCCGGGATAACCGTTCCAGTTATAAAGCTGATGGCTCCGGCAATTCCCGAAATAATGCCTGCAATCGGGGAAATCGCCGCAATAAGACCGCCGACAATAAGGATTGTTTTCTTTACACCATCGTCGAGGTTTGAAAACCAATCGATTGCATTTTGAAGCCCTGCGACGATTTTATTGATAATCGGCAGCAGGATATCGCCAATGGAAATTGCAAGATTATTAAGGCCGTTTTTGAGGATTTTCATCTGGCTTTCGGTGGTTGCGTATCTTTTGCTTGCCTCGTTGGAGAGGGCAATATTTTCGTCCCATGCAGTATTTGCGGTTGTAACAGCATCGTCCAATACATCGGACGCAAGGGCTAACGCACGAAGCATATTGGACTGACGAATCCCGGAGAGCCCCAATTCATCCAATACGGATATTGTGTCCTCTCCATTTTCGTTCATCTTTCCAAGCCCGCCGATGAAAGCACTGATTGCGTCTATCGGTTCATTGCCCCACATATCTGCGAATTCAGAAGCAGATACACCAGCGATCTTTGCGAATGTTTCAAGATCATCACCGCCGGCAGACACAGCCTTGCTTATTGCGGTCATTGTTTGGGTCATTGCCGTACCGCCTGCCTCTGCGTTGATGCCAACAGAGGACATTGCGGTGGACAATGCAAGGATATCCTGTTCGGACAACCCGGCAACTGTACCAGCAGACGCAAGGCGGGTAGCCATCTCGACAATATCCCGCTCTGTTGTGGCAAAGTTATTGCCAAGGTCAACAATGGTACTGCCGAGTTTGGAGTATTCATCAGCGGTCGTTCCGGTAATGTTGGCAAATTTGGCAAGTGCAGAGGCAGCTTCATCAGCGGAAAGGTTTGTTGCTTCGCCCAAGTCGATCATAACGCGGGTAAAGTCAAGTACATCATCGGTGGCAATACCCAACTGTCCAGCAGCTTCCGCAACCGCCGCAATCTCCGTAGTGGACGCAGGAATTTCTTCTGCCATGTCCAATATGCCCTGCCGGAGTGCCGCAAGCTGCTCTGTAGTGCCGTCTACTGTTTTTTCAACGCCAGCAAAGGCGCTTTCAAATTCTACAGCCGCTTTTGTGGCTGCCACTCCTGCTCCTGCAAAGGCCAAAGATGCCGGTGCAAACTTCTTTGCAATGGTCCCGGACTTTTCGGCGATCTCGCCGGTAACTGCGGAAACCTGTGCAAGCGCCGCACGGCTCTTGGATGCTTCTGCCTGTAGGTCTTTCAGTTTCAGCTCGGCGCTGGTCAGTTCCTGGACTAACTCACGGTATTGTTTTTGGTTGACCTCCGTTCCTGCGGCCATTTCTTGATCCGCTTGCTTTTTGGCGTTCCGGAGGCTTTCAACCTTGTTTTCTGTATTTTTGATTTGATCCCCGAGCAATTGTTCCTTTTGTTTGAGCAGGTCAATATTGGTCGGGTCGAGTTTCAGCAGGCGATTGACCTTATTAAGCTCCGATTGTGTTCCACCGATTTCTCTGTTCAGCGAGCCGAGCGCTTTTGACAATCCCGTTGTATTGCCGCCGATTTCAACAACGATGCCTTTAACCTTTTCAGCCAATCTTACCACCTCCTGCGAAGAAATCACGCAAGCAGCCGGGTCTGCCCTTTATGGCATACTGTTCTGCATCATTGGCCTTTTCGATCATTAAATCGTAGACCATTCCGCAGGTCATGTCCTCCAGCGCTTCATCGGATAACCCGAGTTCAGCGCAGCGGAGCATAAAGGTTGACCCGGTGGGCTCACGCACGGTTTGTTTTATTTTTTTTTTGGAACAGCGGTAGTCCTGTTGTTCAGGCTCCAAAGTTCCAAAATGGCAGGAAGCACTTTATAGATGGAGAACATCTCAAACTGCTCCAGCCACTCGTCAACATTGTCCGGGATGGATCCGTCATATTGCCGAGCCATGATAAAAGCGACATCCTCAAAGATTTCAAGATCGCTTACGGAAAAAGATCCGTCCTCGGATGTCGCTGCCGTTTGTAGCTTTTGAAGGTCACGCACAATGTCCCGACCCACTTTGTGGCGGTAAATTCGTGGGGTAAGCGCATTAGCGCATAACCCTACGCTTTTTCCGTCGATCTCGATTACTTTGTTCATTTCAGCCTCCAGTCGCCGGGGTAAATACGGCATTGTACCAGCCGTTCACGGTCGCCTCCGGGGTCTCCGCCGTAGTGTAGGCAAGGGAGTTGCCGTTTGCCAGCGGGGAAGCGGTGATGCTGACGGTCTGCGTCTGCGGCTCTACGCTCTCGGTCGTGGTGTTCAGCTCACGGGTAGGCCGAGTGCAGGTGCAGTTGTAAAGAACAAACTTCGTCCCGTTCACATCGCCCTCCTCTTGGAACAGCAGGGCGAAGGACTTGGGCTGAATGTTCGCATTCTCGATCATCACCTTGCTGGTGGTGTCAAGAGTGTAACCGAAAACATCCTTGAGGAATGCCTCGGGGAAAACGGCGACTTCGAGATCGCCGGTGTAGCCGCTGTTCGCCACGGCTACGAAATACTGAATGTTGTCCGCATAAAACGGGGTGGTATCGCCGGAAGGCTCCAAAGACAGGCTAACTGCGCCGGGGATGGCTACGGGAGTGCCGTAGGTGTTATTTTCCCCGTCGAGGATAGCGTAATGGACATTCGAGATACCGAATTTAACTTTATCAGCCATTTTTACACCTCGATTTCATAAACTACTTGGTTACATTGTTGATCCTCAATGTAACTTTCGGACTTTTGCCAAAACAGAGAGGACAAAGCCTGTTCGACTTTGCCCTCTGCTGTTAGGTCTTTATCTTTTGTGTAAAGCTCAACCTGTATATGGTTGATGGGGCGATACACCACATTGTCAGCGCCAAAATTATTGGAGTAGGAGACGCGATAGAGGATATACGGTAACTTTTGCGGCTTATTGAAGTAACCGTAGCCTACGGGCATCCTCGTCTGTTTTAACAGGGAATTGACATCTTGCAGTGTCATCCTTTCTTAATCACCACCTTTACACGGGTTAATAGTTTCTGCTCTGCCTTTTGCTCCGCTGGGCCGATGTGGGGGAATGGGCGGGCAGAGCCTTTTGCGGTTCCGCCTGGGCCTGCGTGACCATGTTCCAGCAAGTGCGTGAGCTGGTAATCCGTTTTGTTGAAAATTCTCATACGGATATCGCTGTAGCTCTCATATGCGACCTTGTCACGCCAACCGGCCTTATAATCGCCGGTCTGTACCGGGCTGCCGGTCACAATGTCTTGGCGGCATTCCTTTGCCACCTGCCGAACCTCTTTTTTTACGCCATCCGTAACGGCCTGGTCATAGTTTTTCAGTTCGGACAGGATTGCCGTTGCCAACTCATCCGGTCTAACCGTTTTCGACATCGTTGCCCACCTTTTCCTCAAGGTACAGCTCTATTTCATCGCTGCCTGTTGCAAAATAGGTGCGATAAATGGAATAGCGTGTGCCGCGCCACTCGGCTAATTTCTGCCCAGCATAGTTGGCGATAGGAGTAACCGCCACAAGGGACGGCTGCAAGCCGTTTTGACCGGCGGAATAGAACTCCGCCCGTGTAGCGGACTGCAGCCGCGCCCAGACCTGTGTTGTGGTTTCTGTGGCAATCTGTACCCCGATATCGTTCTGCTCAAAGGTTTGGGAGATTAATGTAATGAGATCATCCAAATCAATCACCCACCTTTTGCTCAAACAGCCGGTTGTTGAGTGCCCACCGGAGCATCCGGGGCATTGCTACGACCTTTTCCCGGCGTTGCCGGTAAAGGTAGGCGGCGTACATCTCCACCAGCATAGCATCACCGGTGCTGGTGGAAAGTACGATTCCCTCGGTAGCGATATACTCCTTGGCAGACGCGATCAACGCCGACAGGTAATCGTCAAGCGCTGTTGTGGAAAGTTGCAAATCAACCTTCAAGATCACGAGGATATCAGCGTCTGTCATGCTTTAACCCCCTTTTAGGAAGCCTTGGTTACATTGACTGTGTAAACAACGGTCTCGTTGCCATTCTTGACAGTAACGGTCAGAGGATGGGCAGCGCCATCAGCCAGCCAGGTAACAGAGCCGCCGTTCTTCACATTGGCGTTGTTGTAGGCAATAGCGACCTGCGCACCAGCAACCTCGGTAGTGGCGTTTACTGCAGCAGTCGCAGCGGAAGCGGTAGCGGTGTAGCTCAGCACATCGCCATCAAAAGCAGGGCTGAGGGACAGGTTTCCAACGGTCAGAGCGGACAGCTTGGCGTTGTTGGCGGTATCAGCCGCAAAGGTCATGGAGGTGGTTACGGAAGCGCCGTTAATGTTGATCGCCACAAAAGCGCCGGGGATAACGGGCATACCGTCAGCACGCTCTTTGCCGCGGAATACGGTGTTGTCCTGAATGAACTGAACCTCGCGGGATGCTTCGATGGTCATGCCGGAGCGCTGCGCCCACAGGTACAGGTCGCCATAGCCGCCAACGATGTCGCCATCGGGGATAAATTCGAGGATTTCCACATCACCGCCGATGATGGGCATGGTCATACCGTCAAAGGTGACATACCGGCCCAAAGCGGTAGCAAGGATTGCCTTGGACTGCAGAGTAGCCAGGGTCTTGCTATTCATAGCCCAGAAGCGCTCGCCGTGGGAATAGCGGGTGAAGGTGTTACCAGCAGCAACAGCAAGCGCAGCCCAGAAAGCCTCGCCGGTGGAAGCAGTGGGAATAGTGATGATGTTGGAGGTGTGCAGGTCAACCCAAGCAGGAGCATTGGCCGGGTAATCGCTGGGTTTGCTCTCCTGCGCCAGACGCGTCACAATACCGAGAGGCATCTTCTGACCAGCGCCCTTGCCGTACAGGATGGCCTTATCCTTGGCAAGGCCGATAGCCTCGGACAGCATCTCGACGATCCAGGAGGCGAGGTTTACATCGTTATCCTCCAGCAGGGAATTACAAACAGGAACATAACCGGCAACCTTGAAGCCGTCAAGAGTGATCTGGTTAAAACTGAAGGTCAGCTCATTGATGGCACCGCACATTTCAGTCCAAACGGCCTCGGGGACAGTACCGGCAATGGTCTGACGGGCTTCGCCATTGACATTGCGGATGCGGACCCGACGCATCAGTTTGGAGTAGCGATACATATTCTCGGCAATGAGGTCGAGGAATACAATAGGGATGGTCAGCTCACCACCGGTGATATCTCTCTTGCTGCGGGCAGCGTTACGAAGCTCCGCAAAGAAGGTCTGCACATCGGGCTGAGCTACGATAGCGTCACGCTGCTCTTTGGGAAGAGCGTCAAAGGCGCGCACATTCATGGGGAGGGAGCGAATGTTGATGGTATTCATGGTAAAATCATTCCTTTCGTCTTTCTTTTCTGCTTTGGGTTCAGCCTTGGGAGGATCCTTTTCGGCATTTTCCAAATCTTCCTCAAGGCCCTTGATTTCTGCGGACAGTTTTTCTTTTTCGGCGTTGTGGGCATCCTGTTCCTCGGTAAATTTGTTCATGGCGTCCTCAACAGCCTGCTGCTCCTCATCGGTGGTAGCTTCGCCGATTGCTTTTTCGATTTCAGCGGAGCGTGTTGCAAATTCTGCGTCTTTAGCTACCAGTGCCTCAAAAGCTGCTCTTTTCAGTTCCAGCTTTTTGGCAATCATAATGGATTTCAGTGCCATGTCAGCACTCCTTTCTTAGCTTTTTGAGGGCTTCGGCCCTCCATTGGTCGAGCTTGCGCTCGTTGATCTTTTCAAGGTCTTTTTTCCGAGCCTCTACCATGGTGTCCTCGTAGGCCGGGAAGGTAACGACCGATACCTCATACAGTTTGACTTTGCGAATAGTCCACACGGTTGTGCCATCTGGCCGGATTTCGGTTTCCTCGTCAAGGATGTCAAAGCCGAAAGAACATTGGGAAACATCCCCACGCTTTACGCGCTCATAGGCGTTCATGGCGTCCTGATCCGCTTGATTAATGAGGATGGACCCCCAAAGGCCCAAATCGTCAACGCGGAGGGTCAGTGTACCAGCTGTTGTTCTGCCAAGCACGATTGTGGTATCATGGTTAACCAGCGCCCGAATATCATCACCGAGGGTACCATCAAAGGCTCCTCGGTCAATGCGCTCGATGGCTTTATCCCACATCCGGTATTCGCCGGTAAAGGTGGCGAAATAGCCCTCAATGTAGAGGTTTCCATCAGCAGCGCGGGTTTTGAAGTCGCCACTGCGGCTGATTGCCTGTCTTGCTCCTACCATTTACTCACCTCCTCCGTTTAGTTTTTTCTGATCGCCAAGGCGGTCCGCGGGAATGTAGTTTTCAAGGGCCAAAAGCTCATCCATCCCCTCGTGCGGAGTAAGCCCAACCCAACTGCGCCACTCGTTCCGTGTCATTGCCATGCGGTCAACCATTTCCGCGCCAGCTTTGATGGTTTCCTCCAAGGAATAGTTGTAGAGGGAGCGGACATTGAAGCGGAAAAAGTAATCCGGAGATACGAGCAGCTTTCGGCTAAACTCCTGCTCCAAAATCTGTGCAATCGGCATGATACGGGAAGAAATAAAGTTGTTCCATTCGTCTCGCTTGAACTCGCCAACGCCCAAAACAAAAGGCGGCACGCCAAGAATGGTTGCCACCGTCGTTTTATCCAGTTTTACGAAGTCTGCCAGCGCAAGATCAGATAGAGTAAGGGGCCTTACCTGTTCCACCGAGAATTGCTCGGCAGGAATCAGCCAAGGTTCCCCGGCTTTATTGCTTGCAACAAAATCGCCAAGGAGCTTTGCACGCCCCTCCGGGTCAGAAAACTCGTCCGTCAGCGAATCCACCTTCACGATAAGAGACGGTTTCCATTCACTGGCCATGAAACCATTTTCTGTTTTCGCCGCTTGCTTGAGGTTATTTGCCACATCGGCCAGCGCAATGCTGTACCCAGTGCCTTGCCATGGGTAGTAATTGCTCGGATTTATGGCAAAATGCAGCACATCCTTCGGGTCATAGGGTTTCCCAGATATTTCGATGCTATAATACCGTTCCCCATTCGGTACAAATGCTACAAACGCCGCCGGAATCGGGTCAAGCCGCCGGAGCATCCCCTTCCGGGTCTTTGGGAGCACTACAGCGTTCCCCCGGCCATCCAGCAGCATTGTTTTGATGATCCACTGGATAAAGTTTGACCGACCCATGTAGCTGTTCGGCTCGATATCAACCACACGAGACAGCCCATTTTTAACCCGGATATCTCCACTATCGGTGTTTTGCATCAGATAGATTGTCATACTTCCAATTAAAGACGCAATCCTATCAACAGCGGCACAGATTTCCGGGTTGTGCGCAAGGTCTGTATAGCCGGAACAGGTTAGGTCTTTCCAGCCGGTTCCATCACACAGGCATACAGCGCTCCGCGTTTGGGGCTTATCCCGAGAGCGGAAGCGCTCAAAAAAATTTGCTATGCTCATTTATCACCCCACCATTTCTTTCCTGCTTTAGATTTATCCAAAGCCTCCAAGTACCGCACCGTGGCGAATACGGAGGCATCGAACACATCAATTCGGTTTGTCGGTCTTACCTTGTCGTACTGGATCATGTCGTCTGTCTTTTCGACGGCCGAGACATTCCCAACACAATACTCATATGCTTCGGAATGCATATAGTACAGCGTCCCATTTTTGGCGCTCTGCTCGATATGCCGGAAACCTTCTGATTTCCTGTAAAAATACTGCGGTTGGTCGATAATGTTAAACCCAGCCGATTTCATGCCAATGAAATACTCTCGGCAGAATTTACGGTCATGCCCCACCTGTCGTATTCGGAAACCGCGCTTTCGCATTGTAACAAACCAGTTGACAACATCGGCGTGGTTTACGGTTGGACTGTTGCACATGGTCAAAAGTCCATCATCGGCCCAGCCGAAAAGCGGTATACCATCCTCGTCGGCCTTAACATGAGCCTGCACCACAGGGAACCAAGCGTGACTGATGATGATATCCACGCCTTTGTAATTTCCAAAAAGCGCAGCCGCCGTTAGGTCGTGCATTTTTGAGAGGTCTGCACCACCGTACCATTCTATTGGGAGCTTGGAAAGCTCGTCCAGCGTCCAGTTGTATTTTTCATCGCTTCGCCGGAATTCGTCGAGGTTGAAATAGGACTTGATAGCCCCGGTATAGACATTGAGAGACTTTGCGAAGAAATCTTTCCGCTGCTGCGGGTCATTCTGCGCCTGCAAGCTATCGTTTAGAATTTCCTCCGGCCGGATGGAAACGCCATAGGCCGGATTGGCCATCTCATGTACCAGGGGATTGGTATAGTCGATATTTCCTTCCTCATCCGGATTGGCGCAGCACATAAAGATAAAATATTGTTCGTCCTTGATGGTGCCATCCAGCACCTTTCGGCAGTATTGCAGCCGCTGCCCAAGGAAGCCCTGTTCGTTATCGCCAGCCGTGGAAATACCTATCAGCAGCTTGTTGGTGTAGGCTTTCATGGCTTCCTTAAAAAGGTTGTACTGCTTAGGCTTGGTAAAAGCGTGGATTTCATCGCAGATCGCAATATTGCAGTTAAGAGAATCCTGCGCATCCGGGTTTGCAGCCAGAGCACGGATAAAAAACGAGCCGTCTGGAAGCTCTGCCTCCATTGAGTGCTCGTTGTTGTTGTCAATGATCTTTACACCGCCGCCATGCTTCTCGTCCTCGCCCATAAGCCGGATGTTATAATCCAGAAAATTAAAGCTTTCAAGGGACTGCATCAGAGCCGCGGCCGATATGTAGGTTTTGGAACCGCTGCGCCGGTACCACAGGGAAAGCGCCCATGCGAGGGAAGCGGCAAAACTGGTTTTGATGTTCTTTCGCGGGATAAAAATAAGGGCTTCATGAAACCGCACCACATCGGTGCCTTTCAACTTAAACCCAAGAAGATTGTATATGATGAATTTGTGAAACGGCTCCAACAGGAACGGCTTTCCCCGGAGCGGTGTACCGTCCAGCTTTTCCCCCTGCTGGTGGCAGAGGGTCTTTTCGATGATTTGAATACAGAACTCCGGCCCTTTCGGCGCGAAATCGTACTCGTCATTATCGAGGTCAGCAAAGAAACGGTCAACAGCCTGCCGCAATTCCTTGCAAGCGACCTTTCTCCCGTCTCTGATGCTTTCGGCATACTCAAGGACTACGGGCCAGTTCTTACCCTTAATCTGTCTCAAGGCTGGCAAGAGCAGCGGCAAGGCCGCCCTTTTCCTCCTTTTCCTTCACTCCGCCGGTCATTTTGCGGAAACTCGATGGAGTAAGCCCCAATTCGCGCCAGTATGCCAGTGCGCTCTTGTTGAGGTCGTCCCACAGAATCAACAGAGGGTTTTTTACCATGTTTGTGGCGTTCCCTTTGTTGGTATATTCGATGACGGACTTACCGCCGGACTTTTTGAACTCGGCCTTGGTCTTATCCCGCTGTTCCAGTATCTCTGCAAGCGTTTCTACCGCAGATTGATAAGATGGGGCGGCCGTACCGAGTTTTTCCATCTGTTTTCCGATAGTTTCAACCCATTTTTCCTTTGTCATGGCTTCCCCTTTCTCAAAAATATACCGTAGAGTTGGAAAAAGTTCCCCCCGCCGGTCCCCATAGACAGGCGGAAGGCGCAACGGATAGGGGGGGTATCAGTAACGGCCCCTTGCTGCTGTTGCTTTTTCCGGGTGCTGCTTGTTATGGCAGCCCTCACACAGGCTTACTAAATTTTTATCTTCGTAAGCCAGCTCCGGGTACTCATCTGCGTGTTTGATATGATGCACCGTTGTAGCCTGTACCGCCTTTCCATACCTCTTGCAGTGCTGGCACATATATCCGTCACGCCTTAATATCTGTTGGCGCTTCCTCTGCCACCTGGGAGAATTATAATCAAATACAATGTTCATTACCCGCCCTATCCCTCCCGGTGTCTACTATGCCGGGCTACCAATTATTGTTACCAAACCGTGGTTATCCGCTTAGTGCCTGTCTTGTTCCCGCACAGCAGGAGCGTCTGCGGCTGCTCATGGTCGCTCTCGCTGCTGGGCAGCAGCATCTTCCGGGCTGCGTAGCCTCCGTACTGCTGCCATGCGGTACAGCTAACCACTACCAGCTGCTTGGTACGGATAACATTGTTGTTACTGTCCACCACGATCTTTTTGGGCTTACTGATGGTGCCTTTGTGGGTATGGCCAACAACCAGAGCGTCAATGCCCTCTATGGTGTAGCCGAAGCGCTCATTACGGTTGACCGTTGCACCGGTGTAAATGCCGCCGCCGGAGCCATGGGTAACAGCCATCGTATAGCTGGTGATAGGGATATCTCTTGTTACCCTGCGCCCAATCTCCAGTTTGAGGAATGCTATGTCCTCGGCGTAGTAGTCCTCCATGTCCAGCTTGCACATGATATCGCCCATAATGTCTTGATCGGTGTCCCTGGCTGTCCTCGCTTCGTGGTTACCGGATACCGCGCAGAGTATTTTATCCTTGATGGGCGTTAGCATTTCCACCATCATCTTTTTCTGCTCCCGCGGGCGGATATAATCCTCAAAGGGGCTTCCCACCGCGTTCCGGGTATTGTTGTTGATGAGATCGCCGCCAAGGATGAGATAAGCATCCTCCCGCTCTACCCGGCGGCAGAATGCTTGCCAGCCCTCTTTATCGTGTAGGATGCTGCCCAAATGCACATCAGATACCGGATATACCTTGATGGTGTCGCTCTGCGGGATTTTGCGGACTATTAAATCCATAGGTATCCCCTCCTTTATGGCATAAAGAAAGAGAGCGCCTTTCGGTACTCTCTGGCTGCTTTTGGTAAGGCAGACTATTGCGAACTTGCGGTCTGCCAGCGCGGCACCTTTTTTACGAAGGTCATGTATCTTCGGCCGATGGGATAACGGGGCATCGGCGACCCCGTAAGAAGGATGTAAAACATGAAGGTGGAGCACCCGATAGGGCTTGAACCTATAACCCGCTGCTTACGAGGCAGCCGCTCTACCATTGAGCTACGGGAGCAGATTGCCGGGATAAGGGGCCCGGCTCCCCACCAGGAGGAATGTCAAGGGAAGTCTGTGTTTTACCACGCTATCAGTATACACTGTATGTGCGTCTTATTTCTGCCATGTTTCTGCCATCTTTACAGCTCGGTCAACCCATACCGGCAAAGGGCATATCTCATCAGCGCTTCGTCCTTATCTCGGTACACCTCTCGTTCACTCTCATTGAACTCCTGGCAAAGTCTCTGTATGTATCCATATTCCCGGCGGATGTAGAACAGCTCAAGGATGCGCCGCTGCTTTCCCGTCAGGCAGGCCAGCCCTTTCTCAACCTGGGAGGTCTGCCACTTGACTACCGCAAGGTTTGCCGATAGCGCATCCCGGCGGGAGATTGCATTAATCAAATGATCTTCCCGGCCGCAGCCACCGCCCTTTACTGGTGTAGCATCGCTGGTAGCGGACCGAATGCCGTCCATCTGCTCATTGTAGCGGCGGATTTCTTCCGGCAGGCTTTCCAACGACCGGAGCTTATAGCTATGGCATTTCAGCTCGTCAATGCAGATGCGCTTGTAGTCAATCATGTTTCTCCCTCCTCCGGCGGTTCCTTTTCCGCCCGCCTTTTTCCGTATGCGCAGTAGAAGTTCGGCGGCACTTCGCAATCAACGCAAACGCCGTGGGAACAGCACAGATAGCTTATTTCATCGTAGCTGTATTCGCAGTCCTTGCAGCGCACCACCAGCCGCCCGTCCTTGTCAGCCTCGGTCAGCTCTTTCATCCTATCCACATCGACGCCGTCAAACAGCCCCGCAATGATAGCCATATCCATGCGCATCGAAGTTACATCGGATGGCATCATGTGCGTGTCCTCGTAGGCTTTCAGCCGCTCCCACACTTTACGCTGGGAGCACGCGCCGTTATACGGGCACGGAATCTCCCGGCATTGCGCGATGTCGCAGAAGTTCCCCTCAAATGTCATTCGTTCCATCACTCCACCTCCTCTTTCAGTTCGTCATACAGCTCTCTGAACCGCTTGTTCCACATCCTTAACACGAAGAAACAGTACACGCTCAACACGATCCACAGACCACTGGCGATGTTTTGCAACAAATTTTCCATCACTCTACCTCCTGTCCCAGTTTAACCTCTCTGCCGTTTTTGGTAGACACCATATCGCGCAGGTACTTAATATCCTGTTCGTCAAGCCCTAATATGCCCCGGTCCCCATCGCTGTTGATGCCTTCCTTTAACAACACAATATCCCCTAAAATCGGGTTCCCATGATAGTCCGTCCCGTAAAGGAAACTGCCGAAGGAGTTTATCGGGAGCTTGAGAATAACTCCTTCTTCGTTTACCACCATGCAATATGGGTATTCCAGTCGCTTCGGGTGGACGACCTCAATCCATCCTCCCACGGCCTCACCGATGCTCTTGTGTGCAGGCTCGGAAAACTCCTGCACCCGCATCTCGTCCTTTGTTGTGATTACAATTCCTTTCATTTTTCTACCTCCTAACACCCAGTCCCAATTCCATAATCGGGATTATTGGTAATCTTTGCAATTTCGTCTGCGGTCAGCGTATGATTGCTTGCAGTATATGTAACAGGCCCTTTGCACCTGTTCTGACACGCCAAGCACTCACAACGGTTACAGTTACTTGTTGTATTCTGACGGAATGGACAGAGATGATTGAAGCAGTCCATCATTCCACCTCCTTAGCCATCAGCAAATCCTTGTAGTCCAGCAGCAGCGCCCATATCTGCTCCGCATCGCCATGGTCGAGGGTGGCTGCCCCCTCTGCGTCAACCAACGCAGCCAGCCTGTCTATGTCCCGGATTACTTCGTAGTAGTCCTTTACGGTCATTGGCTCACCCTCCAAAATTCTCAAGATAATATTGCTTGCAGTCCTGCCAGCCCTTGTAATAGGCTGCCTGCTCCCGGCGTTCCTGTTCCTCTGCGGTGATCTCCGCCTGGGCCACTTCATCCAAATGGCTCCACCTTTCGGCCGAAATAGCCGATAGAACCATTATGCAGAAAGCAGCTAAGATTATTGTAGCTGCCACTGCCGCCCAGTTCCTCATAGCGAATCCCTCCTAAATCCGAAGAATGTCTTTATTTGCGGCAGGGTCTCCAGCCTATGGCCATCTACCGTTATCAGCGCTGCGTAGCCCCGGCCTATCCAGCCGTCGTGCCAAATCTCCCTGGCCTCGTAGTAGTCCACGCTCTCCCGGCGCTCTGTTGTTTTGCCGCAAACCCTTATCTCGATGTCGATTTTCCCATCCCGGCGCTTTATCCAATTCTTGGGACGCTTATACTTACCGGATGCCGCCGCATCCTTGTAGCATTGTTTGGAGCAGTACTTTTGTCCCGGCTGTCCGAAATAGTCCTTCCCGCAGTATTCGCATTTCTTCGGCTCGGTTTTTTTCATACTGCTTTTGCGGGCCCGGATGCTGTCCATGGCCTTTTGACACTCCTTGCAATACAGCTGCCGGGGGTTGGTGCTGCCTATCGGCCCTCCGCATCTCTTACAGGGCCGGTTTGGGTCTCTCTTGATTCCATAGCGAGACAAGATTTGGGCCACATAGCCGTAATCAAGATCGAGAATTAAGGAAATCTCCCTGTTGGTCTTGCCCTCCCGCACCAGCTTCTCCAGGAACTCCGGGCCGTTTGAATTAGAACAGCCGATTTTGGCGTTAGGAGCCGCTTTATCGTATGACATCATAACTCACCACCTTTTCCTGCTCGGCCATCTCTGCGCGCATTTTTATGGCTTTGGTGACAGCGTTCCAGCGCTTGATAAATTCCTCGGCACTTTGTCCCTCAAAAAGCGGCTTCTCCCGCTCTACATCCTTCTGTCCCATCAGGGTACCTCCTCTATGTCAATTTCTGTTCTTGGGTTTTTGGGGTCATATGCCCCACGCAGCCGCAGCTCTACATGGTCAAAGCTGTCGTCCGCTATCACGCCTCGGTCGGTCAGACCGTCCATCAGCATCTTGCCGTTGTAGTTGTCCGGGTCGTGCCGATGTTTGGTCGGAAAGTAGTAGGTGATGGTAACTATCGCCTTGTCCATCGGCTTTTGCTTTTTGCAGCACGCTCGCATTAAGCCGATCCACCGCTGCTTTTCAGCCCGGTATTCCCAACCGTTCAGCCGTCCTGCGTACTTGTTCAGAGATGGCGGAATTTCGGGGATCGTGATTTTCATGGCGTTCCATCCTTCCGGTAAATAACCAGCATTGATGGGAATGGTGCGCTATTCTTGCTGTTACCAAACTTCAACCGACCTCGGATAAACCTTATTTCCGCCTTTCCAAGTACAAAATCGTGAAACCATTTGGTGTCCGTTCTTGCTGGCACTAAACAAACCACCGTTGCGCTGCTTTCGTATGCCTTCTTCATCCATTTCTCAATTCCCCTGCCATAAGGTGGATTGCACCAGCACACTCCTGTCCAGATCTGTTTAAGCCCGTTTTGCTCCGGGGTGTAGAAGCGCTTGCACTTTGCATTTTGCTTGATGGCACACACATCTGTTTGAAATCCAAATTCTTCATCAAGCTTATCAAACAAATCTTTCGGTGTTTCCCACATATCCGTAGTGCTTGAAAAAAGAGCATTGTTTATCATGCGTTCTCCTCCATCATGCGCTGTGCCAGCCCTATGTCGTAGCTGGGCAACTGCTTCACCTGTGCTGCTCCCGTCAGCTTCTGGCGTACCTCTGCGGGCATTGCCAGCAGCTTCCGTTCGCTTTCCGCCCTTGCCCGGTAGCTGCGCATAAAGTTGGACTGCACCACGCTCTGCACTGTCCCGGTGTCCATGCTGGCCCATTCCCGCAGCTGGGAGGGGTGTCCTACCAACCGTTGTAGGTTCTCTGGCAGGGCTGCAAACTCTTTCTCGCTGTTGTAGCTGCTGTTCCGCAGGGCCTTTGCAATCAGCGCCCACGCTTCCCCCTCGGAGAGTTCCGCCGGTCTGCTGATCTCACCAATAGCGGCTATGATAGCCCCAATGTGCGGGGGGAACCCCTTGCGGTCGCTGGCAATGTGGGACTTAACCGCCGCTGCCACAAGGTTAGCCGGGTAGTCTGCCAGCATCTCCGACCACAGGTTCACCACCGCTTCCGCATCCTGCCGTTTCATGTCCCGGTAGTAGCTGGGGTATGCAGCCTTCAAAATCGACATGACGGCAAGTGTTTCAGATCGGGTCATGCTCTCCCTCCTCTCGCAGCATTTGCAGGAAAACATTGTCGGTCCCACCAGCAGACTTGTCGCCTTTCAACGGGTAAACATCCTGCCAGCAGCGCTTAACGCTCTGATCGAGAATAAGTCCCTTGGTATGGTTGTCCCCCGGTGCCAGCCGTTCCAGCTCATTCAGGATCATCTTTGCGGCCCGATCAGTGAGGGGCTTTTTGATTTTCTTGCGCATCTCACAAAAGCCGTTCCAGTTCTCCATCAAGGCTTCCGGTACATCCACACGCCCCCTTGGGGGGGTAGGGGGGGTATTATTCCCGGAGGGAATATTTTCTTTTTCTTTGTCTTTGTCTTTGTCTTTGTCTTGGCTTTTATGGGTTTTTGAAAAACCCGCTGGGTTTTTTGGGTTACCTTGGGTTTTCTTCGGCCTACCGCCCTTGGAACCGTTTTCCCTGCTTGTTTTGGCTCTTCCTTCGCATTCAGCAGCCATCCGGTCTATTTGCAACTTTGCTACTGGCCATATAAAACGCTCGTTTCCCCGGAAATCGGGGGCTGCGCCCGTCTCTGCATATTTCAGCATAGCCGTGAACAGCCGCCCTCTCTCCGCATCTCCGAGTTCCTCCATGGCATCTGCAAAGTCTGTAAAGACTTTAAGGTACTTCATGGGTTGTCCTCCTGTCGCTTTTTACTGGGAAGCGTAACCCTTAATTAAAAGGGAGGTCGTTAGGGTCGCCATCGACTTCTTCAAATCCGCCCTGCTCGCTCTCTGCGGGCTTTTCCTCTGCCTTTCCGGTAGATTTGCTGCCGCCGAAAAGAGCTTCCTCTGCGATAACCTCTGTGGCTGTGCGCTTATTGCCGTTCTTGTCCTCGTAGTTGCGAACTTCGATGCGCCCCACAATGGTAATGAGGTCGCCCTTGCCGAACCACTGGTTCACGAATTCTGCGGTCTTGCCCCATGCTACGATTGGTACGAAGTCAGTCTTTTCTCGGTCACGGTTGCGGTCTACGGCGATGGTAAAGCCGCAAACGCTCTTACCGTTGTTAGTCTGTTTCAACTCGGGGGCCTTGGTCAGCCGCCCATTAAGGATTGCTTTGTTCAGCATTCTGTTTCCTCCAAATAGTTCGTGTGGAATTCCTCCCGGAACATCGGGATCGTAAAATCGTAGTTGTCGATACAGGCTTGCTCGCCCAGCCGGTGCAGCCAGTCCATCACCTCTGCACAGCCGTGTGCGTGTGTCAGGTGGCATGGCGTGTGGCACAGGGACACCCAAAGGCCCATGCGCTTGCTTTTGCTCCGCATGGCGTTGCCGAAAATTTCGTGCCGGTCGAGCTTTACGCCGGAGCGCTGGCACAAAAAGCACTTGGATGTGTCGGCCTGTACGATGCTTGGTGCGTATCCGTTTCGGTCAAGCTCTGCGCCCCATTCATTTTTCAACCGTCACACCTCCCAGCCTGTCCCCATTCTCTGCCGATTTGGTTATCGATGATCCTGATTTGCAGTTTAAGGCTGTTGATGGCTTCCAAGTTCGCCTTGTAGACTGCTTCGGCAACATCTCGCTTAAACCGTGCTTCTGCCACGCTCGGTATCCCGTAGCAGGTCTTATCGATCAGGCCGATGGCAACACCTTCGTCTTTCAGCTTTAAGCACTCGGTGCGGAGAAGGACTTTATAGTCCCGCTCCGCAGCAGCATACTCGCTTCCCGAATTTCGCAAGGTCTTAACGGATGTATTAAGCTGTGCCGATTTCTGTTGCAGTTCGGTCCACAGGTCAAGCTCCATTCTTTTCGGCCTCCTTTGCGGCTTTCATACACGGACCGCACAAATGCCGTCCGAACATTTTCTCGGTGTATGGGACAATCTCCCGGACATACCATGTAGACCCGTCTCGTTTGGTGATTGGGACGATCGGTTTCCCGCAGTCAGCGCAGATTTCCGTGATGTCCTCTCCGGCATCGCCCGGTTGACCAAAACTAAATACGATGTTGCCGTTTTTGTTTGCGACCGTCAGATATGTAATCTGTTCGCCGTGTACTTCCATCTCCGCTACCGTGAACCGTGCAAACTTGTCATTGCTATCTTCAGGCTCATATTTTCCGTTGGCGTTCTTTTGCGTCCTCATCGGGACAACAATGTTGATTTTGGTGTAGAGTTCGCGGCCGATCCCCCAATTAAAGCAGGCGCGCTTAAAACTGTCGGAGCTTTCGCCCTTTTCCTTTTCGGTGTAGCTTTCGGTTCCGCAGTCAGCTTTCCATGCCCATCCGTCATCCGTTTTGATACCGACACGGCAGAAAAGGTTCCCCTTGCATTCGTAATGTTCCCGCTGCCAGTTCTCGGGCCCAACCGTCTCGTCCAGAATGCGCATGTCGCATCGCGCGTCTTTGTAGCATAGGAGAACAGCCCCTCTCGAAGTATAGCGGTCAACCCGCAGGTCAACCTCGTCCGCTCGCAGCGGTCTGAATTTAACCATGTTGTCCTCCTTATTCAAAGTACCTGTCAGCATCCGTATCGCTGGCGTCAAACCGCTTAACACAGTTTTCGCAGCCAATGACCATTCCGTCCTTAATGTAAATGGTCTCGTTGATCTCGCAGCCGCACTCCGGGCAGATGTGCGGCTTATCATCGTAGTTATCCACCCAGCTCGGGATGGGCCTATCCGGGATATCGTATGGGTTCATGCTTCCACGACCTCCCCATTTTGCAGTTTGTAAAATACCCCTGGTTTTATGGTCTCACCATCTACCTTTACAGCTCGCACCTCTTTAATGGGGAAAGTATCACCGTTCCAGCCACCCCTATCGGTTAGGACGAGCCAGCATCCAAGGGCGCCGGATGCCTTACTATCAACTCCGGTGACGATTGCAATAGACTCCTTTCCATCAACGGTGGCTGCGCTCCAGTTGCCGGTGCTGGTGGCTGCGCTATAGTAGCCGGTGCTG